TCAACGCGCCGTCGCTACCATCGCCGTAGGTGCTGGTCGGTGTCGCACCACCACCACCACCAGACGCCGCCACAACAAGCGTTCCACCAGCACCGTTATCGGTGAGGGTGACGTTCGTCCCAGCAGTAAGTACGCGCTCGTTGGTCAGCGTTCCATCAGCAGACAGAACGACGTACTGCGCGTTCGTAGGCGCACCACCACCACCACCACCGTCAATAGGTGCCGGCAGAACCTGAGATCCAGCCATGTGCTACCTCACGATCTCGAAGTAGACCTCGTAGTCGAACACGTTGTCCGCACCAGCGTTCGGACCAGGCTCGAGGTAGAGCTTGCCGTTGCTGTCCGTGAACGTGTAGACCTCTGCGACGGTGTCGAAGAGAACCGCGACGGCAGTGCTGCTGCCCTCGAACTCTTGGTTGATGCTGCTAGAGGTCGCCCCGCTCACCTTGTAGATGCGCGGAGTGAACGTAGCGGCAGCACCAGACGAGTGCTTGAGCTTCACGCGACGGATGATGATCTTCACGCGGGCATCCGAAAGCACGAGCGCGGTCTGCGTCGTGCTACCGGAAGCAGCCGTCGTGCCCGTCAACCGCGAGACGGGCTGCGGGGCGATCGCGCTCATCAGGCCACGCGCAGGACGGTGACGTACACCACGCAAGCGCTGTTCGTGCCGACCTTGGTGGAGGTGACCTTCAGCAGACCGCCCGCCGCAACGTCCATCTGGGCGTCGTCAATGTCGAAGCCGGTCTCGGTCAGAACCTTGTCGTTCGTCGCGAGGGTGACCGCAGAGCTGATGGCGTTCGTCCCGTTGAACACCTGCACGGTGTTGTTGCCGCCAGCGTTCGCTGCCACCTTGAGGTGAGCGATGTCGATGACGCGCACCTTGTAGGGCATCGTCACCGAAATGGTCAGCGTACCATCCGCAAACGCGAATGGGACAATGAGCGGAGACGAGAGCGTGGGCGCCGTGTTGTCGGCGCTGTACGCGGTGGCGTTCGCAAGAATCACGCCGCTGAAGGCGTTGCTCGCGAGCTTGGGGGCAGTGACCTCGCCATTCCAGATGGCGTTACGACGAACGAACGGCATTGATTCCTCCAGACCCTTTCGGGCTCCAGCCCTACCTGCACGGGATGTGCTTTGCCGGATGCGCTAAACTACCACCTGTCAATGCATCGCGCTAGGCACGTCCACGAGGTGAAAGATGCCGCTGTCTAAAGAGTTCAGCCGTGAAGCCATCAGCAAGAACATCAGCATGATGGCGAAAGAGAAGCCGAAGATGAGCCAGAAGCAGCGCATCGCGATCGCTCTCGAGACGGCTCGGAAGGCCGGACATGGAAAACTTCCGAAGAAGTAGATAAGGGAGCGCATGGCACGCAACGGGACTACCACGCCGCTTGATGCAGCAGCCGTTAGGGCCGCGATGCAGCGAGACCGGTTCGTCAGTATCTGTCGAATCGTTCGCGAAGACGAGAGCATCGGGTCGCTGAACATCACACCCACGCAGCAGCAGGTGCTGGATGCCTGCATCAACCACCGCTGGGTGATGGTCAAGAAGTACCGCCAGGCGAAGATCACCACGCTGATGATCCTCGACCTGCTCGGTCAGTGCATGTACAGCCCAGGCGTGCAGGGCGTGCTGATCGCAGAGAAGTACGACACGGCAGAGACGGCGTGGGGCCGCGCTCGCTACGCGTATGACTATCTGCCGGATGCCATCAAGATTCCCACCCGCTCTGGTCGTGACCCGGCGAAGCGCGAGATGGAGTTCGTCCACGGTGGGCGCATCAAGACCATCACCGCAGCCACCGGTACGCCGGCCATCGGCAATAGCCCTGACCGTGTCGTCGTCACCGAGTACGACGAGTTCAACGATCAGGACAACTTCAACGCGCACTTCTTCCCGTCCGTCGCGAAGAGGCAGAACGCCCGCGTAGTGATGGAGTCCACCCCTGGTAGGCAGGGCACGACCTCGCACACGATGTGGCTGAAGGCGCTTGAAGGCTCGAGCCAGTTCCACCCGGTCTTCCTCAAGTGGTGGCTGGACGACACCTGCACCATCCACGACCCGACGTTCATTCCAGACCAGACCGAGCTGCGGCTGATGGAAGAGCTTGAGGGCATCACCTACGCACACCTCGCGTTCAGGCGTGCGCGTCTCGACACCGAGTTCATCGGTGACGACAACAAGTTCAGGCACAAGTACCCCTACGGCCCGTATGACGGATGGGCGGCAGAGAGCGGCAACATCCTTCCTTCGGATGCGCTGTTGCCCATGCTGACGGATGCGGTCGCCACCATCGACGGTCGTGAGCATTACTTTGAGGACCGCGAGGAAGGTGTCCCGTACCTTCTGACGTGCGACCCGGCTGGCTACGGTAGCGACGGAGACCCGAGCGCCATCACCATGTGGAACGCGTGGGACCGCACCGAGGTGATGTCGTGGTCTGGTCGAGAGGATCCAGGTCGCCTCGCTGCACGCATCATGCGCATCCAGTCGCACTGGGACTGCGATGTGGTGGTGGAGAGCAACGCCCCCGCATGTGTTCAGGCGCTCATGTCTGCGCGGTGTCCGAAGCTCTACCACACGAATGCCAACCACCCCGGCTTCTACATGACCGCGACCGGTAAGAGCGCGGCCATCGTGACGCTGGTCGAGCAGCTTCGCCAGAACGACATCCACCTGAAGACGAAGGCGACCATTCACCAGCTCATGCAGTGGGATGGTCAGAGCCGTAAGCGTGGAAAGGGCGAGCATGGACGCCACCACTTCGACCGGGCCATCACCGTTATGATCGCTGCTGCTATGTTTAGGCAGCGGGGATATGGACTGCGCCCAGCGGGCAGTAACCGTCCGCATGTACTAAAGCCCGGTCAGACTTCTGCCATGTCGGTAGATACGCTGGACAAGCTCTTCAAGCCTCGCCGTCGTAAGACATTGGGGATTCACCCATGAAGCTCAACGAGTACCTCCCTACGATCCACCGACACGTCGAGTCGTACAAGAGTACGGAGAAGCTTGCCTTCGATCGGCTGCTGCGGTTCTACCAGGGCAAGTTCTACACCGACCGCGAGTCTGCTGGTCCGACCGAGAGCGAGTTGATCGTCACCTCGATCAACCTCACGTTCGCCATCACCGAGACGGCGCTCTCCTCGCTCATCCCCCGCAACCCGCAGGTGACGGCGCTCTCTCGTGGACCGTCTCCCGGTGATGCTCTCCGCGGCATGGAGGGCGTGGTCAACCTCGCGCTCGACACCAGCGACTACTACAGCGAGCTGGTCCTCGCGGTGCAGGACGCGGTCCTCTACGGTCGTGGCGTGCTGAAGACCGTGTGGGACAAGCAGCAAGATCTGCCGCTGGTGCGGGCGTGCGACATGCGAGCGGTCTTCTTCGACCTCACCGCACGGCGTCCGTCCGACATCCGGTACTGGATCGAGGCGACGGTAATCAGCGAGGAAGACCTCAAGGATCGCATCGCTCAAGGCATGTACAAGCCGTGGGCGAACAGCCTCAAGGGAGACACCTACCCTCGCTGGCTCAACTACGATCTCGGCACCGGGGTCTCTCGCGAGCAGCTGAAGAACTGGCAGAACTGGATCGTCGTGTACGAGGTGTACGACATCGAGAGTGGGCGCGTCGTCCACATGCACCCTGACCATGAGGAGCCACTCATGGAGGATGCGCTGCTGTACTGCCCGTACAGCATCATCGCGCTCAACAACAACGGGCAGGACTGCCGTGGCCTCTCCGACATCGCTCTGATTAGCGACAACCAAGAAGAGCTGAACCACATCCGTACCTACCTGCTGAACATCGCGCGTCTGTCGATTCCGAAGACCGCGTATGACAGCACCGCGCTGCAGAGCGAGGATGTCGCGCTCGCGCAAGAGGCGCCGGTCGGGTCGATGATCGGCATCCGCACGACGAACAACCAGCCGCTGCAAAACAGCTTCTACCCGTACCCGATGCCGCAGCCTCCTGGTGCGCTCTTTGAGATGGCGGCTGCGCTCGAGAAGAGCATCGCCACCGTCTCTGCGCTCGCGGACGCACAGCGTGGTCAGGTCACGGGTGCGCGCACGGCGACCGAGTTGGCGCTTGTCGAGGGCCAGCTCCGCAACCGTCTGTCTGCTCGCCAGCGCAAGATCGACACGGTGACGATCGAGGTCGCAGAGAAGATCGCCTTCCTCGCCAGCAAGTTCATGCAGGAAGAGAAGATCGTTGAGTTCACCGGCTACTCCGACGCAGAGCCCATCCACCCGTCCACGCTTGAGGGCGTGCGCGTGAAGTTCAAGGTGGTGCCGTACTCCCCGATGGAGAGCAACCGCGCTGTGCTGCAGGAGCAGTTCAAGGCTGCAATGCAGTTCCTGCTGAACAACCCGTTCATCGACACGGTCGAGGTAACGAAGCAGTTCCTTGAGGTGTTCCAGCTTTCCCCGCGACTGCTCAAGAAGGAAGGCGCACCCACTCCTGCTGGTCTTGGTCCTGCACCTTCCTCTGCCCCCGCCCCTGCTGCCACACCGCAGGATGCTGCCGCCATCCTTCAGGCACAGGGCATCGCGGAGCCAGCAGCGCAGATGCCGCCGCAGCAGCAAGCCTTCGCTGACCAGGCGGCTGCACCCATCACCAGCGAAGAGGCAATGGCATGAGCTTCATCACGTTCGACCTCAACTGCGAAGAGGGCCACTGGGAGATCGGCGTTCTGTACCGCCGGTCGGAAGGCCCGCCCCCGTGCCCCGAGTGCGGTAAGGCGCGCAAGAACGGATGGTACCCGCGAGGCACGTCCGTCGCATCCACGGTCGGCATGTGGAAGCCTCTCACCCATGACGGTGTGACCTACGAGACCCGCGAGGAC